CAGCTGATGAGAAGGTAGATGCCGCGCGAGGTCATCGACACATCCCGCGCGTGCAGCGCGACGAGCGCCGCCCCGGCAAAGGCGCCGACGATGGCATTGCCATCGATACCGGGCACCAGGGTGGCCAAGCCCACACCGGCGGTGACGAAGGCGAGCGTGGTGGTGGTCGTGGGTTCGGCCATCGGGTGTCCTCTTAGGTCCAGAGCTGCACCTGCGCCGTCACGGACTGCGCGGTTTGAGCGGTGTCAGGCAATTGGACCGGATAGCCCTGGGGCAAGACCGGGCCGAGATCAGCGAGGCCCGGATTGGCGACGAGCGCCGCTTCGGTCACGCTGGCTGTGCGCCCTAGGACGCGTTGACACAGCGCATCGAGCGTTTCACCTTGCAGCGCACGCACGATCATCAGAGCAGCTCCACCGTGGCGCGCGGACGCCCCAGGATGTCGCGAATCGCGTAGCGCGCTTGCCGGCGGTAATCGTCGACGGAGAGTTCCATCGCTTCCGCGCGACGCTGCCCGGCATCGGTACTATCAAAATCCCGATAGCGTTCGATCAGTTCGGCTTTCGCGGTGGCGTACACGGCGCGCTGATACAGCAGCACCAGGCGCGACGTGTCGCCGATCAGCTTGCTCGGCACGTCCGCGAGCGACGCGCGGCCCAGCGCTTCCTGCTGCTGTTGCCACGCATCCAGTTCGTCCTCCACCGCCGACATCGCGAGTGCGATGCATTCGGTGAGGCGTGCATCGGTGACGGTACCGTCCAGGCGCAGCACAGCCCGCACGTCGGCGAGCACGATCGGGGGATACCACGCGCCCGAACGGATCGCGGGCGGTTCTGTGGTGGGTGCGGTAGCGACAAAGCCGGACATCGTGATCTCTTCGATAAGGTGCGGCGGTGGTCGGTGGGTCCTTCGACGGGGAGAGAGGTCCTCGAAGGCCCACCGAGCCGCCGCGGCGCTCGGGACGAGCTCAGGTCGCAATGACAAGCTGCTTCTGCAGCTTGCCGATCTCGGTCTTGATGCCGAGTCGCGGGTTCAGGCGCAGCGCATGCTGCAGATGGTCGAGGGCTTGCGTGGGCACGGTGTCGCGCAACGCGAGGCCAATGGCTTTATGGAGCTTGGCGCGCACTTCATCGGGCATGTCGCGCCCGTCGGTGAGCTGGCCAACACGCAAGAGCTGATCGACGGTGACCGTGGTGCTGGGCTTCTCGCTCTGATCGGCGATTTCCTCGACCACCAGCGTGGCGACGTCGCGCTGGTAGTGTTCGGGCAACTTCAGCTCGTGCTTCAAGAGATGCGCGGCCATGTCGAGCGCGGCATCCAGCGCCCCGGTGTCGATGTGCCACACCATCAGCGTCGCAAACACATCGTCCTGCACGGGCTGATCGGCGTCGAGCACACCGGCGACCCACGCCGCGTATTCCGGCAAGCGCTGACGTTTGACCGCGATCTTCTGCTGGATCGACTGGATGCTCTTCAGTACGCGCTTGTCTTCGGCGAGCTTGGCGAGCATCAGGTCGTAGGCGCTGCCGGTCAGCTGCGGCGCACCGGTGCGGGCGGCCAGGCTCGCGGCCTGGGCCGCCAACACACGCTCCCGATGACGCATGGCGGGGCTGGTCATGGCGGCCCTCAGTGCTTCAGCTCGATGTTTTCGAACAGCGCCACGGTGCCGTAGTGCTCGACCACGTAGGCGTCGTTCGAGGACTCGTAGTTCTCGATCTGATCGCGCTCCGGGCGATCGCGCAGCAAGCGGCGTCGCGCGCCTTCCTGCCAGTAGATGGAGAGGTTGCTGAGTGGCGTCACCAGCACGGCGTTGTCCGGGAAGCCCGGTACGCGGATCGCCGGCAGACCACCCATCGCTTCGCGGCTGATCAGAATGTCGCTGGCCAGCTCATCCGTCGCGCGCTGATCCCGGTTGAGCTTGGCGAACATCTTGTCGTGCAGGAGCTTGCGACCGCAGATGGCCACGAGATCCGTCGCATCACGGTACGGCTCCTCCAGCAGCATCACCGCGTCGTACACCAGCGCATCGATGTTGGCGTAGTCGCAGCCGGCAACGGTGCCGACTTGGACCTTGCCCGCGGTCGCGCCTTCCTTCATCCAGTGGCTGGGCGCCTCGGTGCGGATGTGCTGCAACCAGCCGATGTTCACGTCTTGCAGCAACGGGTTGGCAGCGCGATCCGTATCGGCGGCGACCTTCATGCCGTTGAAACCGATCAGAATGCGGTCCAGGGCCTGGCGCTTGATGATGGCGTCACGCAGGCGCGTCTGGAAATCGGGAAACTTCGCCCAGGCGTCGATCTGCTGGTACTTAATCAAGGTATCAAAGTCCGTCTTCTCGCAGCGATAGCCCTGGTTCTTGAGATCGCTGACGTCGCGCGGCATGCGGTCCTTGGTGCGCGTGTCGGTGCGGCCGGCGATGGTGCCGGTCACACCCAGCATCACTTTCTCGCCTTCCAGTTCCTGCACACCGATGATGTTGATCTTGCTTAGGAACTCACTGCTAGCCTGCAGCTGGTTTTCCAGCGTCTGCTGCACGGTCGGTGTCACGCTGAATTTGCTCGCGGCGCTGTCCACGCCATTGAGCTGGGCCACGCGATCCGCGTAGGCGTTGAAGAGGCGGCGGGTATCGTTACGCATGAAGGCTCCAGGACGGGCAAGCGAGAATCGGAAAAGAAAAGCGGATGCGGATCAGCAATCGGTTTGCAGGACGCCGCTGCCGCCGGTGGCCGGCGGGCGCGGCGTGAACGCCGGTGCGGCTTCGAGCTCGGCGCGCAGCATGGCGAACGCGGTGCTCGTGTCCTTGCCGGCCTGCTCGATGGCATCCAGGCGGCGCGTGAAAGCGTTGAGTTGATCGGCGAATTGCTGCGTGGTCGTGGTCGAGTGCGTGGCCAGTTGTTCCAACGCCTCGGTCAGGCCATTCAATGCATCGCCCAGCTCGGCAAACTGCGCGTCTTGCACCTTGGCTTTGCCAGTGAGCTTGGCCAGGCGCTCTTTGATTGCCGCGAACAAGGTCGTGGTGGCGTTATCCGCCGGTTCTTCTTCCCACTCGATCTCGATCGCTTCGGCGGCGGTGAAAAGGTTGTCCGGTGATTGCTTGCGACTGGCGAGGGGATTGGCGGAGGCCTGCGCCGCAAAGGTGAGCATGTCGGTACCGAGGCTCGCCGGGCTGTCGGTGACACCGAGACCCACGAGGTAGGCGCGACCGGTGCTGGCGAATTTCGGATTGACCTCGATGCTGCTGTAAATCTTCTGCTTGGCCTTGGTCATGCTGACCAGATCGGCCGTGGGTTCGATCTGCGCAAACAAGGCCAACTTGCCCTTGAGATCCCCGTCGGTGATTTCTTCGGCCTTCACCGCCGTCACGTCGCCGTACGCCTTGAACGGACCATCCGGCATCAAGCCGCGAATGTGCTCGAGGAAGATGCGTGCACCGTACGTTTGCGGGTTGTAGGTGGCCGCGATATCGCTGATCCAGCTGCGCTCCATCGTGCGGCCATCGGTGGTCGCGCCTTCGACGGCAACGCGGAAGAACTTGCTTTTGGCCATGGGCGACACCTCGTGAACGCAGCGATGTAAAAGGACGAGGCCATCCTCGACACCGCACGTCACGCGAGCAACGCGATAGCGCGGTACCAACTGCCTGGTACCCAGAACAAAGCCATCGATAAGAACGCGCGCGGGCGACGATGCGCGCATGTTGATGCCCGCTCCCGACCTTGATCAGCGCCGCTGCGCGCGTGCCTTGTACTGGCAAGGGTGGCGTGTGTCGGATATCGCGCAGACGATGGGCATTGCACGCACCACGGTGGAGTCGTGGAAGACGCGCGATGCATGGGACAAGGCCCCCGTGATCGAGCGCGTCGAGACGTGCATCGAAGCGCGCATGGTGCAGCTGGTTTGCAAGGACCCCAAAACCGGCAGCGACTACAAGGAAATCGATCTGCTCGGCCGACAGATCGAACGTCTGGCGCGCGTGCGCCGCTACGAAGCACCCGGTGGCAACGAAGCGGATCTCAATCCAGCCATCGAAGCACGCAACGCCGGCCCGAAGAAGCCACCGAAGCGCAACACCTTCAGCGAGGAACAGGTCGAGCACCTGCGCAAGACGTTCCTCGACTCCCTGTTCGAGTACCAACACACCTGGCATCGCGCGGCGGACGAACGCACGCGCATGATTTTGAAGAGCCGCCAGATCGGCGCGACGTGGTACTTCGCACGTGAGGCGCTCTTTGATGCGATCAGCACCGGGCGCAACCAGGTCTTTCTGTCGGCCAGCAAAGCGCAGGCGCACATCTTCAAGCAGTACATCCGCCAGTTCGCACTGGAGACCTGTGACATCGACCTCAAGGGCGATCCGATCGTCTTATGGAACGGCGCGCACCTGTACTTCCTCGGCCAGAACGCGCGCACCGCGCAGGGCTATCACGGCAACTTTTACTACGACGAGTTCTTCTGGACCTGCAATTTTGAGGAGATCAACAAGGTCGCCTCGGGTATGGCCATGCACAAGCAGTGGCGGAAAACCTATTTCTCCACGCCGAGCGCCAAGAGCCATCTCGCGTATCCGTATTGGACCGGGGAGCGCTACAACCGCCGCCGGCCGAAGGATCAACGGTTAGACATCGTCACCACGCATGAAGCGCTAGTTGGTGGTCTGCGCTGCCCGGACAAAGTGTGGCGGCAGATCGTGACGATCGAAGATGCCGAGCGCGGCGGCTGCAGCCTGTTCGATCTGGACGAGTTGCGCATCGAGTACACGCCGGACGAATTTGCGAACCTCCTGATGTGCCAGTTCCTGGATGACGGGGACAGCCTCTTTACGCTGGCGATGATGCAAGGCTGCATGGTCGACAGTTGGGTCGACTGGACGGATCTGCAGCCGCTGGCCATGCGCCCGTTCGGGTATGCGCCGGTGTGGATCGGCTATGACCCCTCCCTGGGCGAGGGTGGCGATAGTGCGGGCCTGGTGGTGGTGGCACCGCCCAGCAAGCCGGGCGGGAAATTCCGCGTGCTCGAACGGCATCGCCTCAAGGGCATGGACTTCGAAGCGCAAGCGGAATTCATCCGAAAGATCACCAAGCGCTACAGCGTGACGTACATCGGCATCGACGGCACCGGTATCGGTGCGGCCGTGCATCAGCTGGTGATCCAGTTTTTCCCGCTCGCGCGGAAGATTGTGTATTCACCCGATGCCAAAGCGCAGATGGTGATGAAGGCGCAGAACGTGATCGGCAAGGGAAGGCTGGAATTCGACGCCGGTTGGACGGATCTCGCCCAGTCGTTCATGGCCATCCGCAAAACCCTTAGCCATAGCGGTCGCCTAGTGACCTACACCGCCGGCCGTACCGAAGACACCGGGCACGCGGATCTCGCGTGGGCCTGCATGCACGCCCTGATCAACGAACCCCTGGAAGGCGCCACGGCGCGCAATACCAGTTTGCTGGAGATTTTCTGATGAGTGAGTCCGTAACGATCCCGCGTGTGGAAGCGTTTGCATTTGGCGATCCGACCCCCGT